TGGGGGTGTTCCTCGTCTGTCTGATGGGGTGCGTCCTGCTGGTGTGGATGATGTGTTGCGGGCGTATGTGTCTGGGGAGCGTGTGTTGGAGCCGTGTGGGCGTGTTGCGCCTTGTGGGCGTGTGGATCGTGTGGTGGGGTCGTTTAGGTTTTGTGATGTGTGTGGGGTTCGTGTCGGCTAGTTTCCCCACATTTGGGAGAGTGTTGGTCGTAGGGCTTTGATGCCGCGTCGTTTTTGTTCGTTTGCTAACTGTCGTGAGGTGAGTCCGGCCCATACGCCGTGCATGTCTGCTGGTGGGTATTCGAGGGCGTATTCGAGGCATTCTTTTTGTACGGTGCATTCTGAGCAGATTTGGCGTGCTTGTGTGATGTAGGTGATGTCTTTGTGTTCTTTGGGGAACATGAGGTGGGTTTTGTGTTTGCAGTTTGCGTGGTCGAACCATGTGGTTTGGGGTTTATCGTGGGTGTTTGTTGGTTCGGGTTTTTGGTTTGCCATTTTTTATTTTGGGTTTCTGGTTTGGGTGTGTGTGGTGTATGGGGGTCCTGTGTGGGGGTCCCAGTGTGCTGCTGTTTCTAGGGCTCCTATGCAGGTTTGTTCGAGGTGGTTGAGTTTGAGGTTTGGGATGGTGTGTCGTAACGTGTATAGGTGTCCTAGGGCGTATTGGGCTCCGCTTCCTATGGCGTAGATTCCTAGTTGTTCGGTGAGTACGGAGTAGTCTCCGTCTATACAGAAGATTTGGCCTTTTGCGGCGATTAGTATCGTTGAGGAATGTTCGGCGACGTGTGTTGATTGTTCTCTTTGGGGGAGGCTGTAGCCGTGTGTGTCGAAGGTGTTTCTGAGTTCTGGGATGAATTTGGTGATGATGTGTTTTTCGATGTTGTTGTGTGTTGGGGGTTTGGTTGGTTTGTGGGCGTGTTGGAGTAGGTTGATTGCTCTGAGGTCTCCGCTGGTGCCGATGATCCAGCCGTTGTTTTTGATGACTTTGGTTTGGTTTTTGGGGAGTGTGTTGATTTGGGTGGTGTAGCCGTCTTGGTCGATGCTGGAGATGCGTCCGTCTGCGGCGATGCATGCGCCGTGTTTGTTGGTGATTCCGATGATGGTGCTCATGTTTTGAGGTGTTTGGCGAGTTGTTGTAGGTAGTTGTTGGTTTGTTGTTGGTCCCACTGGTGGTGTGGGTATTTCCATTTGATGTGGTTTTGTAGGAATTCGTTTTGTTCTTTGAGTTGTTGGATGGTTTGGGCGGCTTGTTTGGCTTGGGTGGGGCTGATCATGATGGCGGTGTTGAGTGTGTGGATGATTTGGTCTACGTTTTCCATTTGCGTTTAGATTTATCTGTTTTAAGTGTGGTTTACATGACCACTGCGAGTGTTATATATAGGGAAATGAGACACAAAAGAACGATACTTACCCCTTTGGTGAACCTTTTCGGGAAGTCATCGTTGAGATTCGGGAACGTGTCTTTCATCTCTGACGCCTTTCCCTACTTACAAGAGGTGGAGATTGTTCCAGCCGTGTTCGTCAACAGTGAAGTTCAAGGTTCCGGCGCGCGTTGACACACCGTACGAATCTTGGAAATATTCCCCGACAGCAGTCAAAGACGGGCAAATAATGACCGCCCTGCCTTCTTGTTCCTTCACGTTCAAATGGTGATAATGGCCGGTGAGCAGAATGTCAGCGTCAGCCACACCTTCATGAGCCCTACCCATCGACTGATCTTTCCACCAGTTCCATACCGCTTGAGCAGCATTCGCTCCCGGCTTGGAGAGATGTCCGTGCGTAAACGCAACAATCTTTCCGGATAGATTTATCGATAGGGAGAGTTTCTCCAACGGGATCTTGAAACCAACATGTCCGTAGACATCAGGGTTCATTGAAAAAGTTTCCGCCAACTGCTCAAAGATTGCGACGTCGTCGTTATCTCCTGTTGTGGTAAACGCCTTTCCGGATAATCCCCGGTTTTCGCCATGGTTTCCGCCCACCGCACATACCGTGAGTCGCTCCACAACCGGTGCTGTGGACTGAATGATGTCCCTGATTCCGCGCCGTACAAGTTTGATCTGTTCACGACGGTCGGCTTCGATTCGGAACTGTTGCGACGGATAGTGGCCGCACGTTCCCTCAACCAAATCACCCAAACCGACAATAACAGCGTGGCCGATATCAACGCCGCCATCACGCAAATGAGCAATTCGCTCAGGGATTGCGCTGACAAGGTCTGCAATTCTTTCCGCCTGTAACTCAATTCCGCCTCCATCGCGGTTTCCGGTCTGCCAGTCTGACAGTGCAACGACAAAATGGGTCTCACCAGAGGGGGCCTTTTTCTTCGGCTTTTTCGCCTTCAGAATGGACTGATATACATCCTCTGGAATCGGGTTATTGTTCTCGACAGCGGTTCGCTTTTTCCTGAGTTCCGCTTTGAACGAGTAACAAATTGTGCTGTAAGCCTCTTCGCCGGGGGCGTCACGCTTCCAGCCATCGAACGATGTCCAACGAATTGTGTCGCCGACAATCTCGTAAATCTCAGGATCCAAACCTCGAGCGGCCAACAAATCATCCCAGTCAGCATTCGGATCAAACGCCGGATCGGTCGTGATTTCGCCTTTTTCGCCGTCCCACACAACTCCGGGTTCCCAGCCGGAAGGCATGTTCCGCTGCTTGATAGCATCTTTATATTCGTCTTGTCCCTCAAGGGCAGCAAGCCGTTTCCGTAAACCTTCGTTCATGACAAAGAATCCCAATCACACTTGCAGGCGTCAGTTTTCATACATTTCCTTTGCTGTCCAAGGCTGTTTCGGTCCGGAGCAATCCCCTCCGACTGCAAAACCATATGCAGCCGTCGAGTCGACACATTTGATAGCAAGGTGTCAATGAACGATTTGCGTGTCTCGTCATCCAGAGATGCAGCCAACTTGTACGTCGAACACGTGTTCCCCGTACCGCAAGCAATTTGGACAAAGTCCAACTTGTCTTTGAGCATTCGTGCTAACCTCCACGATATGAATTGGCCGGTGTGCCACATGGCACTGTACTACATCGATGTAATTTGTGCACGAATGGTGATCAGGTGATGCCAAAGAATACCGATGACCTCGTATCCGCAGAGGAACTCAGGAAGTCACTCGCTATTGCCGTAGGCGCAGAGCCAGATTCAAAACTCGTTGAGGAATTGATGCGCACTCTCGACGAGAAGAAACTCTTCCGTTACCACCGAGATGAACCGGCGGCACTTATCTCTTTACAAGGACGTGTTCTCATCGCCATTCTCGAAGATCCAACCTTGACGCAACGTGCGATTTCGGTGTATCTCGATTGCAGCCTTGGCGCAGTAGAGAAAGCAATTCATGCGTTACTCGAAATGGGAATGATTACAAAGACAAAACTCAATCGCAAAAATATTTACCGTGTCGTTCCAGAAAAAATCGAAGAACATTCCGACATGGAACACCTGCGAAGCGTGCTGAAAACACTCGACAAATTACGGGCGCCAAAAACGAGTGCTATCACCACCCAAACACCCGTGAAACCCAATGAAATCAACGGTTCCATCGTTCCGACGGGCCCTCGTGCTGTGCCTCGGAAAGTCGAACAAAGAACGGTTTCTGGCGATTCGCCGTTCTGAAATGGTCTGCTATCAGACCCTGCTCTGCATCCAAGCGTAAAAAACTTCGTCTTTAATTGGGACGAACCAGAGTTGAGCGGCATCAATGTCGTAATCGTCACCGACTAGCGCCCAACAGATTTCCATCACTTCCTCTGGGGCACATGCACCGATGTTGCATTCCAGCCCGTATCGGCTGACGAAGTATTTGACGACACACCCAGAACGACTACTGCATTCGTCTCCGCCCGGACACGAAACTTCAACAATCTCGATTTCTGATCGATTGATTCTCATCGTGATCGTATGGCCGTCATTGTGCCATCGCATGTCGTGCTGAGCGGCGTTCGCGGTATTCATCTCATGAAGCGTAGTAGATAGATTTACAACTAACAGGTTGTTTTGGGCAAAGCGGAAAACCCGCTGTCCCCCATATTTTACACCACTTTCTCCTCTAATCCGGTTCTCCGTGCATGAACTTACGCACGAAGTGAACACCTCGCCAGTTTCCGGGTGGTTGACCACTTACACCACTTTGGACGGATTATTCACCGTGACCATTCGTAGCGCGTCTGCGACATGGGATCAATTGACCACTTGGGTCCATTCGGACCCGATGGGGCTAATTGAAGTGGTGTTACTGAGAGGAGAAAAAATGAACACTTGGCCAGAACATATCGAGAAGTGCACGAAGTGCGGCGCCATTGTCGGAGTCGTCTTCGCGTTGTGTGAGGTTTGCCATCACAAACGCCTGAAGTGGATGGCATCAATGCCGGAAAATGCACGAGAACGGACTCTCCGGCGACAACTGGAAGATGACGACAGCGGGATGAATACCGAAACCATGTCGGGCGAATCCAAACGGTACTTGTGGCGAGAAGTCGCAGATTTCAAAAAAACTTTGAAAAAGGCTTAACAAATCGTTAAAACCACTTTCATTTTGAGGCCGACTGCACGTCATCTACAAAGTAACCAGTAGAGCCAAAACGGACCCGAAGGGAGAAATATCAGAAACGGAACTTTCATTCTGAGAGGTCCTGCCCGTCATAAGCCTTCAGAGAAGAAAATTTTTTCAACTTTTTTCTCGAAACCCTTATGAAAGGGCTAATCACAATGATGTAAGGGCAGAGGACATTCCTCTGCAAAACAACCGGGCAAACGCCCAGAAGGAAATTGATAACCATGATGTTTTCATCACACATTGACCCACGCGGAGCAAACGTAATCGCGTTAATGCGGTTCAAGAAGGAACGCTCAGTTCACCCGGCAGCGAAGATTGCTGCTGGAGCAGTTATTTCTGTTGACGCAACGATTGGAGCAAATGCTGCAATCGGACCACGAGCAGAAGTAAGCGGAAACGCTTACGTTGACGGCTCACTGATGAACCGCGCACTTGTTAAGGACAGCGCAATCGTTGACCGCAACGTAGCGCTTATTCAAGAAGCAATGGTTTCAGGCGAAGCGCATGTCTTTGGTTACACGCAAATCTCACAGAATGCCCACGTTGGGGACTGCGCAATGATTTCCGGCGAAGTACGCCTCGAGGGTGGCTGTCGAGTTGGTGGACATGCCCGTGTTCGTGGAGACGTTGTTATCCGGGGAGCAACCTGCATTGCCGGCAACGCCAAGATTCATCAGCAAACAGACGAAACCTTGGATTACCAAGATTTGACCTTGCATGCCGGCGTGTTCACCCGAAACTGCGACATCACATCATCGCAGGATTTCACTCAGATCACATACCGAAACGTCGTGTGGACCTGTTACCGAACCAACAAGTTTGGTGTTTATGACATCACCTGCGATCACGACGCCTCAATGCTTGACGGCGGAGCGCCAGTGAGTGGCCACGACGGACCTTGCTATTTCCCGATCCCAGAATTTGTGGAACGTGTTTTCGACCAATGGAAGTTGGAACATATGGAGATTGAGCGTGCGCGATGCGAACAAGCGGAACGCGACGAACTTGACTCAATTGTTCGCACCGAAGAAATGCTCGAAGCGGAAGGGGTGAAGTGAAATGAGGGCAGTGTGCGGAAAGAATCCAGATACTGGAGAATGGTCGATGATCATCATGTATAGCCACAAGGGGAAAATCAACCTTGCCATCTGGGATACTTACTGTTGTGGCAAACATGCGATGGAAGCACGCAAATGGTTTAACGAGGTGATTGGCAATGCGTAAGCAGCGACCAAAGAAGCGATTGATGTCTCCCGGCTTAGACAGTAATGGCGTCTGTGAAACAACAGGAAAACATCAGTATTCAAAAAACGCTGCTGCCAAGCGTGCAAGTTATATGCGGCGAACAATGGATGGCGTTCTACGAGAGTACAAGTGTGAGTACTGTTCGTCTTGGCATATTGGCAACTCGATGCGGAGCGTATATACTCGAAACTGACAGTATTCAACATTCAATGGCAATATATTGAGCGCTGAAACTCGTCGCTGACGTGAGAACGGCCCCCTAGTGGGGTCGTTCTCTTTTATTTGGACAACAGTAAGAACATTCACAGCAGTTCTTGCACGATTCGGCGCAATCGTGTTGGACGCAAGTGCAGCAGTGGCTGCAAGAGGCACAGTAAAAATGGTGCCGCTGATGGTTCTGTGGCTCCCTATCTATGGCCGCTACCTCAGTCGTCTTTCTTCATGCCTTTGGCACCGAAGTAGCCACCGATGATACCGATGACACCACCAAGAGCAGTCTGGACAAGAGTCATCACATCAGAAGAAACTTCAACTGCCTCACCAGTTGTCTGGGTCTCAATGGCAGCGACCACATAGTCGCCAACAATGGCAAACAGGATCGCCAGCATCACACCGACGGCCAGCACGTACATTGTCTTTTCTTTCATGTCGTTCACTTTGACACCGCCTTTCTGCGGATTGACGAGATTCCGATGATAAGGATTCCAGCATTGATCATGATGATCGCCAAGAGGAATTTGCTATCAGTGGAGTTACCTGTTGATGGGAGTGTGCCGTGGTCATGGCTTGAATGATCGTGCTCTGTCGTGGTTGGAGCAACCTCAGGTGCTTCCGTCGTGGTTGGGGCCTCAGTCGTAGTTGGTGCCTCGGTTGTTGCCGGTACGGGAGCAGGCGCCTCAGTGGTGGGTGGCGCTTCGGTCGTCACTGGCACAGGGGCGGGCGCTTCGGTTGTGGTTGGCGCTTCGGTTGTGGTTGGCGCTTCGGTTGTGGTCGGAGCCTCGGTTGTGGTCGGAGCCTCAGTGGTCGTAGTTGGTGGGTTCCAAGACACCGTCGCAGACACCGTCTTTTCGACACCAGCGACCGTCGCGGTTGCCGTGTACACAGCGGAACCTTCACTCTCTGTTCGCACCGTGATCGTCGCAATTCCACTAGCGTCAGTGGTTGCCGTAAAGACCTGACCAGCATCAGGGCCAGAACTCACCGTCACGGTCACCGTCACACCTTCTTGTGGCGTGCCATCGAGGGTTTGGGCTACCGCAGTGATCGTGAGATCTTCTCCAGCGTTTGGGTTCTCTGGAGAGATTGTCAACGTGAAAGAACTGGGAAGTGACACTTCGCCACCACCGATAGAAACAGCCACGATGGTTGACGATCCGGTCGGATACTCCCACTCGGCAAGAGTCTTCAAACCACCGAGATCCCCGGTGAAGTAGCCGTGCCAACAGGCGACAACGTCTGCGTTGGTGAGGCCAAAGTCGGTAGTGCCGTCAGTCGTGGCATCTGGTCCACCGTTGCATCCACCGTTGTTGAACACCGCATCTGGAAGAAGTGCGGTCAACCAGCCGTAAGTGTTGTAACTCGAAAACAAGCCGCCGCCAGAGTTGACAAAGTCAGCAAGTTTCTCAGCATTTGTCGTGAACTTCCCGTGGATGGCTGCGCTGCGCCCCCAGTCGTCGGGAATCCAAATCATACGTGGCGGGTCAGACACAATGTTTGTGGCAAAAAATGCGTCAATCTCTGCCTCTGTATTGAAAAACTCGGTCTCCGGAGCAGTCTCAAAAGAAGAAAGGAAGATAGGCAGTTGAGTAGCCCAGTCGCTCCCGCACCCGCCAACCGAAGAACCAACACCAAGAATGGCGATTTTTCCGTTGTTGCTGGGCATCAACGACTGCGAGTAAACACTATTTAGAACTTTTGAAATGTAGTTCTCTGTTCCCTCGCCATAAACCGCGTGACATGCTGGATCCATGCCGTCAAGAACGATTGGCCCACCACCGCTACCTGTAGCCAAAGCGATGTTACGAGGGGCAGACGGGAGTAGACCCAACCCCCCGATAAAGATTAGAGCAGCCCCAAAAATGTTGGCGAAATTTCTGCGTACCAATTTCACTTCGCCCCCGGCTTCTTTGTAGGCGCAGCGTTAAACACAGCATTCACTTCGTCTTCATCGAGTTCCCCGTCATTCAAGAATGCGCGAGCAAGACCCTCAACGACAGTGGCGACACCTGCAAGCCCGGCCACTGCCATGGACTGCATAATCGAGATTCCGGCAATCGCGCCAGCGCCAATCACACTTAGCGCAGAAGCCACAAATACTGCAATGATTCTCAGCCCAATGTTTTGCAGAAACTTGAGATTCATATCGGTCCCCCCAGACCAGCAACGCTCGAAAGACGTTAGTCAAACGATCCTTTAGCATGCTCATTGATGTGATTGTCCAATTTCTCTTCAGCGCGATGAACGGACTCTTCAACGCGATCAATTGACTTTCCGAGACTTTTCCCCATCATGTCAAGTTTCGTTGCCACAACACCGTGGTCACGCTTGTTCTCGCGGCGACCCTTTTCGGTGAGAGCAACCGCTACTGCACTTAGCGCTCCGATGCATGAAACAACAATTTCGACCATCATTGTCGGTCACCCAAACATGCATTTCCATGTTTTGGGGCCGACAACACCGTCGGCTGGCCCGCAACAAGCAGAATTTTTCTTCTGCCAATCCTTGACAGAGGCCTCGGTTTTTGCTCCAAAGTCGCCGTCGATGTGGGCGCCAATCTTTGACTGGACAGCCTTAACAGCGTCACCCTTCGAACCCTTCTTCAGAGATGAACCCGGATAAGCAGGCTTTTTGTCATCGACGGCTGGGAACATGACCCCCCAAGTCTTGGGCCCAACCACACCATCGGCAGGGCCACACTCAGGATGCGCTTTCTGCCATTCAATGACTGCTGCCTTGGTTTTCGGCCCGAAATCACCGTCCTGCTTGGCGCCAATCGCGCCCTGCACCAACTTGACATGATCACCTTTGTCACCAAGGTTCACCGTCTCTCCGGGATACTGCAAACCGGCGAGACCAGAAATGTCAACAACTGAAGGCTGACTGGTTTTCGGAGCAGGAGGAGCGGCAGGAACGGCCGGCGCAGGCTTCGAACCTTTGATGCTCTCGAATGCGTCAATGAAGAACTGTTCATTATCTGCAACAGCGGGAGACACCTCCACATGGAACCAATCTCCGCCGGGAGCCGAACCAATCGTGGGTTTGTCATAGACCCTCCACGACTCGCGGTCACAGCGCCACCCGCGACCATAGGGCTTGGGGTAGTAGTCGTGTAGTTCCATAATTTGGAACAACTCTGCATTTTCGGCGAGAAACTCGACAACCTTGACGGCCTGTTCGTAGTTCCCGTATCCGCCGTATTTACCTCCACGCCAAGAAATGTCGAAAGCGCGGCCCGTTCCGTGGACCGACCAAGCGTTGACCCGTGGGTTGTTCATCTTGCGAACACCCCATGAGCCATTACACCAGACACCCCCACCAAAGTATTCCTTTAGGAGTTTGTGAAATTTTTCGGTACCTGCACGCCTTCCAGCAGAGTTACCATCCCAACCGATATATGGACGACCCATTATTGCTCCTTAAAGCCTTGGCTACACCTACATTGTAACCCATTAATCGCCGTCGGTCTTGAAGAATAATGCCCCAATTAGATGCATGACAAGAGATGCCCCACTAATCCAAAGCCCCCATTTAAGCGTGTCGCCAGACAATGTGATTAGAACAAGACCGGTGCCGCCGAGAGTCCAAGATAAAGCAAGAATCTCATTGCGCATATTTCTGAAAAACCCCATATGGACCCCTATTTCTTGCGCTTTCTGCCGGTGCCGCTATCTGATGAACCCCCGCCACCAGAAGGCGCCGTTCCGCCAGTTCCGCCAGAACTCGGCGAGGCAGGCTTAGGTGCCGGCATTGGTGCCGCCATTACAACCGCAGTCGCCGCAACAATTATACGTCTTTCAGCAACACTGACGGCAGAACCAGAAGGGACATATTCGTCACTTGCGCCAGAAAAAATGTTTACCTCGGCCTCGAAAACCTCTTTCACTTCGTCTGCTTCGTCGTTAAGAGCATTAGCAATAACACCGATCTGCTCATCGTCAAGTGTGTCGAAATTGTCGTCATTTACGAGTTTTTCGATTTGCTCAACAGTCACCTCTTCTTCAGCGATGATTGTGAACACCTCACCCGCAAGTTCGTCATCCTCGATTTTTGTTGTGATTGCGATGGCTTCCGCAATTTTTTCTTGATTTTGGCTGACGATTTCTGGTTGACGTACCGGATTTGTTGTGGTTGTTGTTGTGGTTGTTCTGGGAATTGTTGTTGTTGGTGCAACTATGACCTCCGTTGTAGTACTAACTGTTGTTGTTGGACGTAGAGGCACAGTCGACGTCGTGGTCGTCGGCGGAAGTGTGCTCGTAGTTGTTGATGTAGTCGTCGTTGTAGTACTCGTAGAGGTTGTCGACGTACTCGTGGTTGGGGGAACGGTAGACGTCGTAGATGTCGTTGTTGAGGAAGTCGAGGTTGGGGGTGGTGGTGTAGTCGTTGATGGCGGCGCCTCCGTTGTTGTGGTCGGCGGCAACGTCGTTGTTGTCGTCGAAGTGGTTGTTGTGGTTGTTGTGGTTGTTGTAGTAGAAGTTGTCGTGGTGGTTGGGGGTGCTGGCTCCTCAACCGTCAAGGTCACTTGGGTAGACCACCCGGAGTACACCGCAAGAGTGTCGTTATCGGCGCGAACATCAAAGACGTACTCTTCCCCGAGACCACCAGTGCTTTCAAAGAGACTGAATGGCAGCGTGTATTCGGTGTTTAAGGCGTTTTCGTCACCGACGTTTCCGGTTGCTACACCCCAGCCTGCGTCGGGCGGGATTCTGAATGAGATTGCGTAACGCTCTGGCTGCACGTTGCCAGTGTTTGGTGCGTCCCAGTCAAGGTAGACGCCATCTGAGGTAATTTCCCCGGTCAGGTTCATTGGAGGGCCAATGGTCTGAGGGACAGTTGTCGTTGTGGTGCTAGTAGTTGTCGTAGTAGTGGTAGCAGGCGTTGCCCAAGTCCAAGTGTTCCGCACAAATCCACATAATGTTGAAGATGTCAAGCCTTGACAAGTGTCCCAAGAGGCGTCAGATGACCAGCCATCGGGAGGCGAATTGCTGTTGATTGAATTGAAGTACGGGTTAGTGAGCAGGTTAGTTAGGTCTGTCCATTCGGTGCTTCCGTCAAGTTTTGCCTTGAAAGCGACTTCTTTAATTTCGGTGCCGTAGTTGCCGCCCCAACCTTCGCCATCTTTTGCCCAGATGCGAATCTTCACGGTGTCCCACGATGTCGAATCTTGGACATTCGTAGAGGTAGACGCTGAGAACCAGAAGGAAGGAACCTCAACCCAAGATGTTGGAGCGGATGAAGTTATGTTGCCTTGCAGCAGGTTCCCAGCAGAGTCATATGCGGCATATTGTGTCGCAACGTAATCATTTACATCGTAGGAACGTTTAACGAGCGGCGTGACAACGATTGAATCAATCTCCCCTGCATAAGAAGAAACGTCAATTGTTTGCTCAATGTACGCAGCGTCATACGAGAACCTGACACCGTTGTATGTGCTGAAGTTTGTTGCGAGAGTTAGATCGGTGACGAGTGTGTACTCTCCGCCGTCGAAGCCGTTTCCTCTTTGATTACAGCAGTACCCAGCATGGAGGCGATAGACGCCAGCATCCAGCGTGGTGTCAATTTTTGACGAAACGCACTGGTTTGTGCCGTTGTGGTTGCCGTCATCATTGCCAGTTATCAATGTGCCGGACAAGTCATATAGCCACAAGTACGGATCAGACGTTAGTTCCTCACAGGAACTGTTGGAGTTACCGTAGATAACAACATCAGTGGCGTCCTGCTCGATCTCGAAGTACCAGTCGGACTCCTCGGTGACCGTGTATGAGGACGCGTTCGCAGAGGCCGGTGTAAAGAAAACAAAAACCGCAGTAACCCAAAAGATCCACGAACCACGCCGATTCCGCCGGTTCATGAACTAAATTCTGTTCGGTCCCTCGAGTTTTTCCACAACCAGTTCAAGCCGATCAGCACAGGCGATCAACTTGTTGTAAATAGTATGCTCTGGAGAGGTTGGATCAATTCCCGGAAGGTCGGTTTCAGTGTCATGCCATAGCGCACCAATTAACGTCAGATCCTGAACTTCATCCGCGTCGACACCCAAAGATGCGGCAAGTGAATATATAGTCAACTCCAAGTCTTTTCGGACAGCCTGCAATGCTTTCCGACGTTGCTCGATAGTTAATGTGCTTTCAACTGGCATTTGGATCACCCTTTCACTATTTTACACTAGGAGTTCAACAGCACGTTGCTCGTATGAGCGACAAGGGTAATGTTTTGATCAATTGAGTCACAGATGGCCATGATCCCGCCAGTAGCGCCGACGCTTCCCTGATTGCCTGTTCCGCCAGTTCCTTTAAGCCCTCTTGCTCCCGCCGCACCAGCGTTTCCACGCGCACCAGCATTTCCACGTGTGCCAGCAGCACCGCCGGGTACAGCCGCAAATTGGATATCTGGGTTTCGGGTTCCGGGAGTGGTGCTGTAGACCGCATGACCCGGAGTGATGTTTGCAGGGTTTTCCACTGTATGAGTATTGCTCGGGTTGTGAGCCCCTGCCACATGATGATTGTGATTGGGGTTGTAGTTGTAATACGTGTAATAGGAATAAATAGCACCGGGCGCATGCAACACGTAATGGTGATTGGACCGCTTCGCAGTGTAGTGAACATGCTGCTGAGGAACACCGGTTTCATCAACGGCGTGACCGGTATTGTGATGGTAATTGCTTCGTTGATGGTGTGAATACGGTGGGTGACGATTTTCGACTGTAATCGTTTCAGCGACCTGCGCTCCACCGTGTGCGTGGTGATGGTCTTGATTACCCGGAACCGTCACGTTGTGCTGCTGATAGTTCTGAACATCGGGGTTCGTGCCAACGTAGTTTGTGACAGGAGGGTTATGGTTGCCTTGGGCGTGGTGACCGGCATGACTGTTCCCAGCAGTTCCAGCGTTGCCAACGGTCCCAGCAGTTCCAGCAGTTCCAGCGTTGCCCGGATTTCCGTCAATCCCGTCAGCGCCTTTTTGTCCCAAATACCCGGTGCGGCCTTCACTCACAATTGAACCACTACCAACAATATGTTTAGCCACTACGAGAACAAGCCCGCCACCATCCCCACCTAAACCGGCAGCACCTGTAGCACCCGGATTCCCCGGGTTCCCCGGATTACCATCAGTGCCGGGGTTGCCGGGATTTCCCGGATTCCCTGGGTTACCGGGGTTCGATGAATATTCCGGAGAATTGCTATTGGCAGGGACGGTTCCACCCGCGTTACCAGCGCCACCCGCGCCACCTAGACCTGCTGTCCCACCGGCACCACCAGAGGTTCCTAATGTTCCAGCAACGTCGGTGCCCAAATTACCGTCATCAGCATTTTCGACACGGACAAAACCGTTTTGAGGATCAAACCTCCAGCCTGAACGAACAAAGTTCAAGTCCTTCATAAGTGACTGAGGAACCTGTGTTCCGCTTGAAGAAGAACCAAGAACAAAGGCTTTGGTGACGCCAAGTCCAACTGCCTCAATATCGTTGACGCGGCCAACAACAGTTCCGAGACTCACTGTCTCATCAATTGCTGATGTCATGCCAATTTTTCCACCAGTGTTGATAGTGAGAGTGTCTCGCACGAACACACGGAAACCGTTAGTGAAAAGCGTACAGTTTTGATTAATGGTCAAGTTCTCGTAATACATGTCTCGAGAAATGAGGTGCGAAGAAGTTGCCACCGTGTAGTTGCCGTCGCGACCGGAACCATAGATCGAGTCGTTACCCAAACGCTGTTCACGCTTGCGCGTCCGAATGACGCCAGCCATTAGTCAACCTCTAAATAGATAGTAGTGCCGTCACTTCCAGAGCCCTGTCCTCCAGCATTCAAAATAGGGTTGGCGTACGGGTAGGCGTTGTTAATCGGTGAAGGAGTTGAGACAAGAATCACCACCCCGCCGCCAGCATCCGCTCCTCCCGTCGCCACGATTTGTGAACCATTACCGGCATCCGCAATGATGTAGCGAGCAGCAACAATAACCACTCCGCCACCCTCACCAGTTCCCCCTGCTCCACCTTGTAGGTAGAGGGGACCGTTGGTTGCTGCGGTGACTTGATAGCCGAGAACAGCCTGAGATGCGTAGTGTGTATAGTAAACAGATCCGCCGTCCGCTGTAGTGATCTGAGTGGCGGTAGCGCTGGCACCGTTGCCACCAAGACTATTTGTTGTTCCGGTTCCCGCTGCGCCGCCACCAAGAAGCGTTCCTGACCCGTCAAATCCACCGGGTAAACCAATGATCGCATTGTCATGCAGGGTCAAATTATTCTTAACAAACAAGCGGTAACCATTTGTATTCAGAACAGAGTTTGCGCCGACCTCAAGGTCGTAGTAAAACATGTCGCTCTGGAGGGTATGAGTAGTGGAAGCGTTAACGGTGTAACTTCCATCAACGCCGCTACCATAAATCTCGTCAGCGGAATCTAAGAATTCTTCCAGCGGACTGGGTGCGTTCAGTCGTACGATGCCGCCCATCGGTATTACACCTCTTGGACTGCTGAGATTGTCACATTCAGGCTTGTTCCGTCACTTGCTCTCATGTAGATCGAGTCGCCCGCATTCACACTTTGTGCAACATATTCAATAACCAAAGACATGTTGATAAAAGTTGTCTCGTTTGCGTCAATCGTAAAGTTGTTGAACACCATGTGAGTATCATTGACGCTTCCCAGAGCGGTAGCGGCAGGCTTAATCCACATAGTGTAAGTCTTCGCGGAAGCAGCGGTGTTGGTAACAATAATCTGCTTAATAATGTCAGTTGCGTTGGTGGGCACCGTGTATAGGGCGTTCGCGGGCAGGGTTGAAGAACTTGCAGATGTTGGGACCCGGACAGGCCCCACGATGCGTTTCTGATAAAAGGCTGTCATTATCTTGAACCTCGCGAGTGTCGTCAGTTACCTTACATCTTACCAGTAATACGTGACTTGAAGCGGCGAATAATGCCAGTTCTGGGCGCTTTCACATCACTCGAGGAGTAGGGGCACTTTTTGTCTTCAAGTCTTTGGCGGCGCCGATATCGACGCTTGATCGACATTGGCTCAAATGCCATTCCCCAAGGATGATTGCCTGTGAAGCGATGCATCGTCTCATCGCCCCATAAAACTTCTTGTTTAACGAACCTAGGAAACGTAATCATTGTACCAATTGGCGTCCCAGCAGGAAGTGTAAAGTCTTCATCTGTAAAAATATTGATAACCCAGTTCATGTGATGGTAAAAATCTGTGTGAACAACCCCGGGAATCAATGTAAATCTTCTGTCTTCATCCCATGTACACGGAAAAAGCATTGAAGACCACCCGGGAGCAGTCATAACTTCCCATGGATTTACCAATTTCACAAAACTCGCCTCAGGGAGAGCCCTCTGGTCAGTAATTTTATGAGGACCGACGTCCTCGTAGCGGAATCCTTCAATCTTGAGATATCCGTTTTCGGTACTTTCCCAACGTGATTCCCAAGTTTTTCCATCAGGAGATTTTCTAAATTTAAGATCAGTGGGAAGAACCCATGTCACACCAGACGTCAGAAAATCCTGCGTACCTTGACAACGCTTCAACCCTCTTTTTTCAGGATCGAGTTCCCTAAACCATTCAGGGAAACCTAAAGAGTTATCGACAGGCATTACTCCCGGAGTATAAAGACGGTTATCGCTAGGAACCAGCAAAATTTGTCCGGGTTCAGGAACCGGAATATCAGTAAATGCCCGAACGGGGGGCAAAAGTTTCACAGAACTATGTGGCATGGGTGAAGATTACTACAGCGACTACGCCTTAGTGATCACATAAACCCCGAAGAGAAGTGGGATCGGGTAAATGTGGACATCGTCCAACAACTGCCATCGACGAAATGCCGAGTGATACTGGTGGGCCGACCGGTATCGATACAAATTCCCCGAATTTGAGAAATTCGTGACAACGATGGATGCGCCGGAAGGCATCGAGTTGTACAACCTGTCGACAATCTCAAAATTGTGAGAAATATATGACGCGTTTACCAACGCCATCTCGAAGCCAACAGGCAAATTGCCGTCATCTACCTGCTGCATCATAACAACATTGAAATCGAAATCTTCTGGAATCAACCCGTGCCGTTGGGCATAGTCCAAATGAATTGAGTTCCCCACCCAAACGTTCTGTGCGGGAAATTGGTGAATCATGGGTAGGAGTTCTGGCGCCAAAACAAGCAGGTCGGCTGGCTTTGCTACACGGACATAGGATTCCACGATCGTTTTGAGAGAATTTAAACTGACCTTGTAGCGCAGGGAGTTGGCTGCACCCATGTCGTACATAACGATTTCATCAACGAAGGACACCCGAGCACGGGAACGATCCATTCCATGCGCACTTTCCTCGGCCAGAACGGACTCGCAAAAAGTCTTGTAATCGTCGGAGGATAGATTGGCGTGCTCCGTTACAGCCATTTCCTCTGCGTAACTGACAGTCTGGATTGGGTCGGGATCAGGCATCTTCTTGAGACCTTGCTAGATACAAGTCGCGGAAATGGGTAAACCGTTTTGCATCGAAAGAACAACGATAGTTCTGCCGTCGGATAATCCGCTCCGCTTCCGACATATCCTCAACAACGGTTCCATCCGCCACTTCGTTTGGATATGCAACATTGATCAGACTGTACAATTCGTCGAGCGTAATAGTCTCGACTTGCTCTTCGTCACCACCGACCAATGAGATAAGGCGAGCGAGATTGGTGAGGACGTAGTTGTAGTCCTCTTCCGAATTGAAATTACTCATTGAAAACCTTCCTGATCTTCGATTTCAACGACGCTCATGGTCCACATCCAGCAGGTCAAAACGACAGATTCCTCTCCACGAGACTCGACAAAACGGTCCGTGTCAACGTCATACAGATCTGGAATATATGGCAACTGGATTTCAGGCATGGCAAACTCCCTGCCCTATAGATTACACCATTATTCTTCGTTATCTAAAGACGGATCGTGGCTGCTCTCGTCAACATCAGTCATCTGGTCGAACGGCACAATTTCTTGACGGACGCATGTCATGAAGGTACTGATCATCCATTTATCTTCACTTATCGGGGTTGAACCAGAATGCGGGTGCGTCCAATTCGTTGGAAATAGAACGATGCGTCCTGCCCGGGCAGAAACTTTACAGTTGTGGGCGGGAAATGCTGTTTCGCCACCAACAGCAACATCGTTAAGGTAAATAACGGCACCCAAAACACGTGTGCCGACAGCGTTACCACCTTCCCATGGTGTTCCATCAACATGGGTTCTGTAGTAACCGACTGCTTTCCTGTATTTCTGAAGACGAAAGCCGGTGTCTTGAATGCCGGGCCATGCCCACAGGTCGCTGAACTCATTAATGTATTTCCCTACAGCCGCAGCCAAGGATTCTCGGATTATCTCTTCGCAATACCCGAAGATGACTGGATCTACACCGGAGTTCAAAACTGCTTGAACGCTGAGGTTGCAATCCATTGAACTTTTCACTCGTGGATCCACCCCTCCAATCGTGGGACCCGGGGTGAAGAGCATCTCGTAGTAGGCCTTGCACTCGTCAATCAATTGAGTGCCGAGCGACTTTGGGAACATGTTGTCAGCAATCATGATTTGGGTGTCTTTATTATCTTTTGCCCAATTAAATGTTGGAAGTTTGGACATTTCCGATACCTCTCATGAGTGCATCCCTGTGCGGGATCAATGTTGTGTTGCTGTTTTCAGCCTTGATACTAGCCAGTACCTCTTGTGCTCGCACAACTAGGTTTCTTGCTTGCAGGCTTCGCTGAGCACTATCGCTTTTAATCAAACCCTGCCCTTGTGCCACGAATAGGAAATGATTTGCTGAAAATAGTTCGCAACCGTTGGTTGGGATGTCGACCTGTTCGAGGGGTCGATTTTTAACAATATCCAGAATGTATGTAAGAAAATCTGGTTTTTTTCTCAATTTCTGATCTCGCCAAAGGTCGGTATCATCACGGTCCGATACGTAATGTAAACAAATCATCGTTAGTAGATTCTCCACCATCCGATCGTATTTTTTGTTGTACGAATCTCGTGCCCATTGACGATCATTGGTGTAGTGCGGCAAATATGAAGTAAGAAGGAAACCTTGGAGTACCGATGCGCTGATCGATGTTGCTTCGAGTGGTTCTACAAAGTTTGACGAAAGGCCAATTGCCACACAGTTGGCAACCCATGGTCTTTCTACTGTTCCGGGTGAAAAATCAATAAATCGCGGATCGTCGATAATTCTGTCAAGGCGTTGCTCGAATTGTTTGTGGACTTGTTCTTGTGTAGCATACTCCGATCCGTAAACATAACCATTCCCGATACGCGACTGTGTAGGTATTTCCCAACGCCAACCAGCAGGCATTGCCTCAGCAATCGTGTAGCCACGTAAATCTTTTTCGTTTTCATGCTGGCTTTGAAAAACCATCGCAGAATCACAAGGGAGATAATCCGAAAACGAAACCCACTTTTGATTTTCAAGCGCGCTAATTATTTTCCGCTTGAATCCAGAGCAGTCAATAACGAAGTCAGTTTCATAAGAACGCTTGGAACCCAAAAGGCTGGTGATTTCCCCAGATTCAGATATGTTCACATTGATGATTTCATCATCAGAAAACGAAACACCTATTGATTCGCAAACTCTACGGAGAAAAGAATTCAATTTGTGTGTGTCGAAATGTAGTTGGTTAGATTGCGCAAGCAACTGCTCAAGATCGTCATTGTCTGCGACATAGCCATCAGGTAAACCGGGATGTGTAAATGCTGGAGTTAACTGCTTTCCTTGAGCAATTACAGAACTAAACAGGGAATACGCTGTGAAGTGTTCCGTCTGCCCTCCAGCAATACTGTGAAAATAATCAGGGACAGCCGTTGTCCAGTCAAGAAACCTGATACCAAACTTAAATGTTGCGTCAGTCTCTCTGATCACATCAGAGCGCTGTATGCCAACGAGAGTTTCAAACATTCTCCAATGTTCGGTACTTCCTTCACCAACCCCAATAATTCCTATCGTGTCAGATGAAATAACCTCAACGTCATATAGCGGGAAGCAGGACTTCAGTAGAGCAGCGGAGATCATTCCGGCTGTGCCTGATCCAACTACATGTACTTTCATGGTTTAACCAAAAAAACCCTGCAAGACGAAACAGTGAGGAGATTCGAAGGAAAAAAGTTGCTCAAACGGGAATCCGGTAGGACCAACAAGCACATCTCCAATGTCCAAAACGAATTCCCTCTCAAGCAAAGGAAATGAGACGTTTGCCGATGAAGACAACGGTGCAAGGATCGAAAAAGGAAAACGTGGATCACCAGAAACTGGGCCTGAAGCAGGGGACCACTCCGCATTTTTCTCAAACAACATTATAGAATATAGGCTCTTTTCGACGTTGGGGTGGTCATAACGCATTCCATAATCGCGAACACACTCAGAGACAAGTTCGTCAACAACAGAAAAAACTTCCTTGATGGGATTCAGTCTTTTGTTATCGCGGCTTTGTCCCACCGGATTCAAGTCGATCAAACTTGAAGCAATTATTTCGTTACTCCCGGGATTGATCTTTCTTGGCTCGAGATATGACCAATCGCGTTTAACTTCTGCGTCTACCAAAGAAAAGAAGTCACCGACAGAAATTCTATTACGGAAAATTGAAGTGAAATTGTATTCTTCCGGAACAAATGCGTGACTCATATCAGGCCAACCAAGTCACAAGGGAATATTTCATGCCAGCATTGACTGGAGTTGCATGATGAAGAAATGGTGTACTTGAAGGGAAAATAACCACGGTTCCATTTTCTGCGGGAACGCTAAGACCAATGTGACTAAAGTCAAGGTCCCCACCATCTTCAGGAGTGCTCAAGAAAGCGACAACGCTCAAAATACGTGGGACCGAAGGGTGAGCATCGAAATGAGGTTGATACTCTGCGCCGCTCCCATACTTATTAATACTCCAACCTTCATCACGTGTGAGTTCAAGACGAAAATGATCTCGATACTGATGAATCAAGGGATTAATATTGTTATGAACAGCCTTGAAAGCAAGCGAAACTGGATGATCGTCATAACTCTCAAAGCCAATCATGTGGTTCAGTTCACATTGTTGATTTGAGCGAAAATTAGACACAGTCCCAAATCCAGTCGATGCCTGTTTCCAGAACAGTGGAGAGTTTGGAATGTTCGCCCAATTTTCAACCTCTTCGACAAGGTCAGTTCCATCGAAGATGTTTTTATGGATGCGAATAAATTTTGACTCATCAAGCATGAGGCTCTACAACTTTCACTTCAGCATCAGCAATAATCCCTGACTCATCGTGTAGTTCTATGGTTGTAATCCCACAATCGACGAGACGGAAACGGAAAATAGCCTGATGTTTCGTGCTTCGCGTAGTGTGAGCAACAGTGAAACGATTTACTGGAGTGGCAACTTCAACCCATGTCTCCCGACAGTCCATCCAATCGTCATTGTACGTTACTAATAGAAAACGGCCGGCCTTAATTGCCGTTGAAGAAAGTTGAAATGACTGCTCAACGGGAATCTCAAGAATTTGCACCAGAGTTTCATCAAACTCCAAGTCTTCCATTGCGCCGCTGCGGCCGACAACAATGGGTAGCGACCATTCAGTGGCAAGTTTTTCAGCCTCTGCCATCACTTCACTGGATGGGCAAAAAACTACCCTATCCATTACTGTTCCTCTTCTGAGACCTCTGCCTCTTGTGCGGGAAATGGAGGGACAGCAGGCGCTGTCAGTTTCTCGTTAAGGGCGTTCGCCTGCTTGAGCATTTGCCGGAGAATTGTGTTGTTTAAGGACAATTGTTTGTTTTGCTCAGAAAGATCTTCAATCACAGCCCTGAGGTCAACTTGTTCGTTACTCATGGCTGGATCTTACCACTCAACTTCACGGAAATACATTACGCCGCCTTCACCATGCCGGGCATAACGTTCAGTCTGCTTCTGCATCTCAGCCACACGTGTCTGATACTCCGGGAGTGGACCTTTGTGCAGGTCATGAGAGTAATTACCACAGTAGTGCCCAATAACGGTCTTGCGTCGCTCTTTACCTGAGACTGGAGAACCACGATGGGCCAGTTGGCTATGCCAAATCAAAACATCACCCTTCTTGCCTAGAAAAGTGAAAACATCAGAGTTGCGCTTCTCTGCTTCTTCCAAAATCAACGTTTCCATCAATTCTTCGCCAATATTCGGCTGTTCGATAATTTCGCGAGTCATCAGCGGAACAAGATTGTCCCACTTGTGCGAACCCGGAATCACCTCGAAAGGACCCGACGAAGGATCGATGTCTTCTAAACAGACAAAAACACCGATGTATGTGGACGCAGCGAATGGATCCTGTAAAACCGAATCTTTATGCCACTTGCATTCAGTCGACTTTTGCATCGTCATTTCAATGTGTAGTGCAGCAGCCATCTCAATCTGAGAGAAAGCGTCCTCAATCGATGGATGGCACAACACATCTTTGATTTCAACATGCTTGTTGTACTGCTCGGATCGACCCCAACCCGCCAAGGAGTCACCATGCTCTGCCTGATACATGTCAAGATATGCGTCAACGACATGCTCTGGGATCGATTTCTCCAAAATGAAGAAACCGTCACGTTCATACTTCTCAGCAACTGTTGTCATGATCAGAAACCTACCATTTGTTTATATTCTTCGCGCGAAAGATATTCCGTCGGCTCCACTTCGGAACCTTGAGCGAAAGTCCAGTACCCTTCAAATTTTCTTTGACCAGCCGAAAACCCACCCTTAACGCCATGAGCCATCCGGAACAAATCTGGAATAAGGAAATCGTTCTCTTGCCATTCCCACCAGATTTGGTTTTCCTTGACTGCGCAAATTTGACTTTGAACCCAGTCGATTATTTCACGGAAAAGAACATGTTCTTTCCCTGTCGGTAATCCATTCTGGACCAACAGCAGATAGTCCTGAACCCCCCAAGCGGCCGCACATGGACATAGTCGCAGAACTGGGAAGCCGAAATCTGGGTGATTCTCAATGGCTGGTCGAGCAAACGAAGAGACGTAACGGTCTCCGTCCAGAGTCCAGATCTTACGCACACCTTGATTAACTTTTCTCATGAATCGCGTTTTGAAATCATCTACTGATTCCGGTTCGGTCGACCAATTTGGCATATGGATAATCGTTGCTTCCGAAAGAAGTTTTACGTAATGAGAAGGCATCTTTGAAATAAGGTTTGCCATGTCCACAAAGCCGGTCTGTCCAGTTCCAGCAGGAGCAGAGAAGGTGTCCATGTTCCATCCCGCAGCCCGCTGTGGTGACCTCAACGACGCGCCCTCGACATGCCACTCAATGATCGTGTCGTCCGGAGCGTTGCGCCCCTCGCCATTCAACTGTGTGACCATTGAGTCATACTGTTGGGTATAGTGCCAGTGAAAAACACCGTCATTCGCATACGGCGTCCACGATAAGGATGAGCCGATAGCGGTGAGGATTTGAAGAACATCTGACTCGGAGTATTCGACACCACGAAAAGCGAGTACGCCGGTTTTTTTGAATTGATCAATAAAAGCCGAAGGGTTATTTTGTATCTCTTCTACCGATACGCCTCGGAAGACAGAGAAGTTCGACTCATGCATCGTAGGGCTCTGAGAGGAAATGCTCAATTGCAGCACGAATCCTCAGCAACGCCTCTTCTGGAGAATAAGCGTCCTTGCCCATTTCGAAGTTTGCAGGGAGTAGGCACCCGTTGGTGAACCGAGCGCGACGTTTGCCGTCTCTGGAAACCACGAATTTTTCAAAGTTTCCGAGAATTGGACCATCGTCTACACCAAGTCGTTTGTACAGCGGGTGCGGTGCGAAGGTTTCGTCATCGTCATCACGGCTGTAACGCGAGGCCACAAGTTCAGTGAATGGCATTCGAACTCGGTAATGGGAGTATGCAAAGCGCTCACACTCCTCAGCGGTGCTTCGAGAATCTTTGAAGTCGCCATAACCAAACTCGCAATAGTCATTCGTAGGTACGCACACAATTTTAAATCCGAGATGCGCATAGTCGTATTGGAGAACCTGCAAAATTGGGTACTGCATAGAGTTACCACATTCACCAGTGACATTGACAATCATCGTGACCTCCCCGTGCCGGTCGGCTAGGGCCTCTACATCACCGGTGACACTTTTTACGCTGATGTCATAGATGCTTTCCCCGTCAACAGTTGGACCCAAGTCGTGATCCCGCTGAAGAGTTTCAAGCATGTCGGAGGTGATTGCTGATTCCATGATCGTCATATCGTCGATTTTACACTACTGTCATCAGGTGATTTCGAAACTCTGGTACACTTGAGAGCGGTAGTCCCACCACGATCGGAGTCTAAAATGGTTGCACTGAATAGTGTTTCTGACGAGTATAAGGCAGCACAAAAAGCCGAAGTCATTGCTACTCTCGAATCTGCTGTTTGGGCTTCTGCCGTGGCCTGCGGTGTGGATCCTGCCGAATTGACGGCAGACTGGCAAATTCCTGCCGAAGATACCTTGCCGCCTCCGGGCGACCTTGAAGATCGCCTGTTTAGTCTTATCACCCGTCTTGAAGGGGCACGAGGAGTCTGAAATGGTTTTTAGCGACGGATTTGACGCAGCAGCAAAGGCTGAAGCGAAGGCAGAAGCAATCAGGATGATTGAAGAAAAAGTGTACACGTACGGCCTTATTTGTGGTCTAGACGTGTCCTCACTGCCAGCAGACTGGACGCCAACTGAGGGCGTAGACTACGAAGAGGCACTCAAAGTGCTTATTGATCGACTAGCATGGGCTAACACTCTCTAGTCTGACGGAGGAACGTAATGAACGCGGCACAAATTGCAGCAGCAAAATCAGAAGCAATTGATTTTCTTGAGTATTCAATCTTTGTTCTCTGTTCACTGCTTGATATCGATTCTGCCGGAGTCTCGCACCCATATGTGATCCCGGTCCCTGAGGACGACCCGCAGTATGATCAACATCTTTCGCTTCAGAGGCAAGTTTCCGCCCACGCAACTGTTACGGCATAATGGAATTTCGGGCCGAATCCCTTCGCGGCCAAAGACCAAAAAACTGGTCGGATCGCATTAAAGAGGCAAACCTCTCAGAGGCTGAACTGTATCCAGACAACGATTCAAGTACTCGAGATCAAGCAATTTTCTGGTCAAAAGAGTCCGGTACCGCAATGAACACAGAAACTGGACAAGTGTTTATTTGCGGTACGGTAGCGCTCGATCCACTGGAAGTAACGGAAAACTAAAATGCCAAAATTCACGAATGTTGATACTGCGCCGTTTTACGACAACACGGCAAACCTTGAATGGGTTGAACAGGAACTTGCAACCGTTATGTACATCGCTGGTCTAGACCCAGAACAAACGCTGAACACGGTAACGATTGATGAAATCATTGACGCTATCGAGTCAACATTTGTTATCGGAGACCTACAGATCGCAGAGCAGATCTTCGGGAAAGATCGCCAAACTAACGGTGCTCAAGCCTACATCCGGAAATGCAACAACAAACTGGCCAACGTCGCTAGACGCCACTGGCGGGAACGGCACGTAGCGAAATGGTTGAGTGAAAATGAGTATTAATCCTGCAATCTCCAGAGCGCGAGTAGCGCGTATGCTTTCGTCTGATCAGACCGGTGAACAGTTTGATCACAAGATCCAAGTGATGTCCGACTATGGTGAAACTGGACAGAACCTGATTGAAGCAACTTCACCGGACAAGCGAAGTATCGCAACTGGTGATGATCATTACTTTTTCCGCCACACCTCATATGTCGATATGAGCCCTGAGTGGAAAGAATCTGCGTGGGCAATGGGTGCAGGGTCAACGACGTTTACGGAATTGTACCAAGACTATTGTTTCGTTAACGGGCCGGTAAAAGAACTTACGTGCGGCCTGCCACCAATCTGGCCAATCCCGGAGAACCTTCGAACCGGCAACGTCGAGACGTACATCCTCAACGAGGTCGAAGCGAAGATTTTTGAGCAATACATTCGCAACTCACCCGATTTTGCTGACTATGCCGACTTTAAGTATGGATTAGTTACATATCAGGAGATTATGGATGGATCCCTGAATGAGACTTTCGACGTCATTCGTCTGGGTGTGCACCAGTTCGTAACCAGCACGAATACGCTGATTGATCGCCTATTCGACTGTCTGAAACCAAACGGGTTGTTTTTCGGTCGCGGCATGGCTCACGGAACAGGCATGTATCTTGACGACATGACTGTGCATCAATCCTTCTGGGCGGACGTCAGCCGCTATATTGCTAATAAAGAAAATGTGATGTCTCGACACGTTCCACTGCAAAATGGATTCGTTCTAGCGCGCAAACTACCAACAACGTAAGAGGTAAATAAGATGGCTCGGCTCTACGGACCAGAGGATGCAGTTAAGCACGCCTACCACAAGGTGACAGAATCTGATTTCAAGATCATCTCCGACATGGAGTACACCAACCACCCGGGTGGCGTGATGCATTTCCATCAGGCTATTGATGTCAATAAAGAAGAACTGCTTCCCTATATTGACATGATGGCCTATGTCCCCTCTTGCGGTCTTGAGATTATCAAAGACGACGACGGCAACATGTTGCACGGACAAACGTTTGACGGGAAGATCATCGACATGTCAGATCTTCTGCAACTGCCAATGCGTGTCGGTGGCATGGGAATGCCCGAGCCAGTAAACCCCACCACCCCGGAAAACATCCGAGAAATTTTTGAGCACATTGAAGAAATGATGTACTTCGGGCTGGTTCGCTACTGCGACATTTACCCGCTCGTCATCAACACCCTTTGGTGGAGAGCACGCGGGCACTGTCTGAAATACGTTCCCGGCGCAACTTTGGGTCTTCATAACGACAACGACACGAACTCGATCACGAAGAACGGTCAGCGTTTCTACTCCGAGCGAGAAATCGCAATGTATCAAACCACCAATTGTCTCGTTTATCTAAATGATGATTACGAGGGCGGAGAGATGCATTTCCCTTATCTCGATGTGACCATCAAACCGAAGACGGGAGACATCATCTTCTTCCCCGGAAATTATATTGGCACTCATGGGGTGGCCCCAGTGAAGTCAGGTGAGCGCTACACCTATCTTGCACAGTACGGTCATGGTGGACTGCACAAGTATGAGGTCGTTGAAGCGAACGAGAGCACCAACTGGCTTGCCCCAGTGTTCATGCCATTCCTTTATCAGGACGCGACACGATTCCAGATGTCCGAATTCTCAGATTTTGACAACAGCAAAGACATCGCGCTGGGGTTCCACTCTTCGACAATCTTCACTCAGGACAGATCAACCGAGGGGCCCCCAGTCGGAGAATACATTGAATACGGCGAGGAGTGGCGCGAAGCGATGCGTCACTGAAAAGGATCAGCGCCCGGCTGATTGCCTTGACCAAAAAACTCAAGATATGACACCCTGTGGCCAGATGTAATGTCAGTCACTGCGTGAGTTCCTAGATAGCCGGCTGAATAAATAAATGCTGATCCGGTTTTTGGCTTAAAGTCGAGATTCGGGTATTTGAATTGTAGGTTTCCACCTTCGCACGTGTCGCGAAGAATGAGAGATCCTGTCAAAACGGTCATGAGAGACGTTTCGCTCGCTTCACCATCACCTATGAGATTGTCATGGTGAAAACCCATTCCAGCGGTAACACCATAGGTCGCAACATGCGGTTGAGTTCTCCACCAAATACAAGGCCCCACTTCGGGGAAATGACTGATGTATCGGCGAACGCATTCACCCATTCCCTCATACATCGTATGAAAAAACTTTAAATCTTCGTCGTTTACTTCATGATCTAGACGAAGAAGTCTTCCCGGTGACATCTCGACTTCTTCAGCGGTGAATCTGTATCCACCTCTGTTTAGGTACGTCCCATCGTCTTGAAGAATATAGTCGTCAGGCTGTTGCGCTTTGCGTCGTTCAATCCATCCACTAAGAAAGTCTTGATCGACTTCGATTACGTCATTAAACTCCATGACTCCGAAGCCATGAACGATCTCTTTCACTCCGGATGACCAGCCGCTAAGTTCTCGGCGCGTTCACGCTCGTTGCGTAAACGTTTGAATGTTTTTGCTGACATGTCGTCACGGACATCCGTTAAAATTTTGTCCCAGTAGGCTGAAGTGAACAATTCACTTACCTCACTGGCATGTTCTCCCGAAAGGTACATCGTATGTTCATCCGTGTAGCCATCTCGTCCGGGATGAGGCCAACCGTACAATCCCATTTCGACGTACTTGATTCCGGCGTCCGAAAGAATTGATGCAACTTCATGCTCGGATTCTTCGCCCCAAAGGCCATTTGCGTCACAGTAAATCCCGGAATAATTCAGGCTGGCGAACTTGCGAGCGATATCAAGACACGCTCCACCGTTGACGATGCAAATAACCACGTCTGCTTCGGCAGCAACTTTATCGAGTGTCTCAAGGTCTTCGATTGAATACTCTTCTGCTCGCGCCTTTGTTTCATCGCTGCGCTCTTCCGATGCCCATACGAGACGATGTCCGCTGTCAATCAGGGAATGTGCCAGAGTTCCTCCCATTTTTCCGGGATGAAGAATCGCAATGGTACTCATGTCAGTTGAATCCAATCGGTGGGAGGATGGAATATCCTTCGGTCATGTAAACGTTAGATGCTGTGGCAGCAACGTCAGGTTCCGTAACCGGGTCTGCTACTGCTTCAAGATAATTCGCATTTGGAGAACCTTGACAATACCAGCCAAGGTATGAATATCTCCACCCCCCTGTCACCGTCTTGACTTCATGTGCCGCAAGATAATTTGCTGGGAAGAAAATCATATCTCCACGCTTCGGTTTGATGCTGATGTCGTAGTAAGAGAAACTATGCTCGCCACCAGTGAAATTTGTTCCGTCGAGTTCTTCCTCAGTTTCAACATGATCGTTGATGTAGGCAACGACGGATACAGATGAGCGTGTGGCAAGTTGGTCGCGCGGATGAGGTTTTCCGTACTCGTAATCAGTACTCACATCTGAGTGAGGACCAAGAAATGCACCTTTAGGGTAGGCGACGATATGCCCGCGAATTTTCCACCAGATGGTTTTCCCGGCCATCGGGAATCGCTCAAGGTAATCCAGTAAGCAAGCATCGCGACGTGCCTCGATGTAATCAAGGGTTTCGATTACTTTCGGATCTGGATTCTGGTGGACCAAACTTCCTCTCCATGGCATTTCGTCGAGGGTGCCTTTTTCAAAAAAGAACTTGCTTCGATTGATGTAACCCTCTTTGCCAGTGATCGGATCAACACCTTCGGTGTATGACTCTGCACGTTCACGTTCGAGGGTCGTTTTGCAGAATTCGCGCATCCAATCCCAATCAAGGTCGAATACGTTTTTGTAGTGCACGATGCCGCCACCCAAATGTTCGCCATGCATGTTTATGCCTCCTCAGGAAAAATACTACTCAAATATCTCATCGAGCCACGTATGGTATTTGCAAAAGTTTCGTCATGAGCGGCAATTCTTAATGTTCTCACCCGTGCCCAAAATTTTGACATACGTAAACGCGGAGCACCACCAGTAACCGGCAGAACTTCGTGCTGGTACTGGTGCCCGCATGGAAATACGACAAGCATTCCGGCCGTCGGTTTAACTGTCACGTTTATCTTGTTGAATGATATTTGACCACCATGGTAATTATCGTTGAAATACAAGAGAGTGACGAATTCATTGAATGCTCTGGGTAGTCGCGTTCCATTGGGTCCAAAGTCAAGATCACCTCGTCCTGTGAGATGATCCCAGTGTCTGCCCATCACAAAGTTGTCAGCGCAACGCTCAAGAAATAGCCCGTGATCAGTTGCTACATCTTCACCACAAGTTTTCGCAAGAAGGTCACGCATACGATCAACGAGCAAAGTCTCATTATTGAGAACGTTATTGTCGATTGCGACGATTGTAGGATCGGTAATGTCAATTGCCTCAACATCATTCTGGAGTTCGGCCCGATCCCAAAAATGATCTTCACGCATCAAACCATTCCAGTATGCGACTTCTTCTAGAGATAAGAAGTCTTTAACTATTCGCATGCCATCAATAGATTGAATATCCATTTTTAACGAGATGCCTCGTGTTCATTTAGTTCAAGCATGTAGCCGATGTAATCGTGAACGCGCTCGATAATTCGCTTGCGAGAATCATCATCCTTCATGTGATTAAAACACCCGTAAAGAGTATCTATGGCAAACTGCACCAAAAAATCTTCAGGAGGCTCTTTGCCGCCGAAGTTCTCATACTGCATGAAAGACAAGTTGTGGTAGTTCCAAGGACGATACTTGAGAGGTTGGTGTGGGAACCAATCTGGGTAATGCCAAGAGTGTCCAGCATGTCGCATGTCGGGGTGCCAACCCAGAAAACCCCGAATCTGATTAGGGATGCAGCGAGTCGGATCAGGGTCATCATTCATGAACAGATCCCGGTCCGGGGAAAGGAACTGATGGAAATCTCCATTTCGTGATGAAATGAATACACACCCCGGAATTGGGGCGTGCGGAAGTTGATGATTTTTATATCGCATTAAATTCGCGAATACTCGGTTGTCCCAATTCCAAGGAACCCTATAAAGAATAAAGTCCTCATCGTCAATGAACGAGTGAAATCGTTCTACTTGATCAGGGATTCCTCCATCGGTATCTTCAATGACGAACATTGTGACTTTCTGGAATAGGTGCTCGAGATCGGGTAGAGCATAGATTCCTTTCGTGAAAACCAATGGGATGTGGTCCGGATTCGGACCCATGCTGGTGTCTCGTTGATGATCATCATCAATAACTATGTCACCAAAGTTCTCATTCACCGAGGAGCGAAATTCAGGGTCGTAAAAAGGTCGGTCTGCGCCTGCTTCAACTCGTTGAAATATGCGGTCTTCTCGCTCCCATCCCGGATAGAAACCATGCATTACGGCTCTGTTGTCCCAAACAACAACATCGCCGACACTCCACTCCCACTTGTACCGGTTTGCTTTATTCTTTTGATATTGCTCAACGAAGTCTTTTAGTTCGTCAAACCACGGCTGATTGCCACCATGAAGTTGTGTCCCCGGACCAGTCCAGTACAGCATCGTTTCACCCGTATCGGGGTGTGTGCGTAAAGCAGGGTGGGGCGTGACATCTCTATCTTCCGCTCCGGTACCGGAAGAGAACATCGCGGTCTGGAGGTGCTCTTTCAAGTTCGCAGGGCATTCGTCGTACATGTTACGAAGGCTAAGCCAGAACGTGTGACCGTATTCAGGCTCAACGTTGTATGTAGTCATGTGCATTGAGATCAATGCTGGAGGTTCTTCGAAAAACGGATTATCTGCGTGCCAGTTTTGGTGCAGGAAAGTTTCGGGGTCATCCTTGTTTTCTACATCTCTGATGGTCGGATGGTTGGCGTCCTTCATGATTCCATCCGGCACAGGCGTCGCATCTGGGTCGTGGTACCCAGAGTAAAGAGCCTTAACCACCGCGACATGCTCGGCATCAGTCGGGTTCATTCCGATAAACCCAATCATTTTATTCTTTTTGAGAATCTCTTTAAAGTATTCAGGCTCTGCCAGAACCTGATCAGCGGTAATCCCTTTTATTTTAAAACCAAGATTACCTAGTGTGAGTCCGATTGCGATTCCGCCTACGCCCTTCATTGATCAGGCTCCTTCAGTTTTGGGTGACCAGAAAACTCTGGCCCAATTCGTTGTCCGTCAGCATCCAGACCAGTTCGGATTCCACCCATCCAAGTCCATGGTTGCTCTCGAAGTTTTGTCATTTTCGCATCGCTATAACGTTGACGTGAATCATTTAATTCCTTTTGGTCGTCATCCCACATGTTGTTCACAGTGAAATCAACTGAAGGCATTAAATCTTTCTTGTAAAACTGGAAGAACATAAATGGGCTGCCAGCAGGAAACGTGACCGGAGATCCGACTTTCGTAATTTTCCAGTTCATATTGAACTCATCGGGCCACCAGTCAGATGGAATGTTTGCCGTGAGTGGAACCGCTCCATCGATAAACAAATTCGGAGATCCAGAGATCCATGTTTCAATACCCGGAGGGGTATGAAATGTCCACCCGACACAAAAAGACATTATTCCGACGATGCTGGGCATGACGATGTCTCGCTCGTAAGAGTGCCCGTCGATCTCAAATGACATGGTTTGACCGGAAAGAACTTGAGGAACACCGACTCCATCCCATTGAACAACTACATCTTGTTGCAGTACGAGTTCCCAACCATTCACGTTTGCTTCCGTGAGCGGCAAACACTTATACGCGTGCTTGTTGTAGGTGTCGTCCATCCAGTCGCGACGCGGAGTTGCTTGCCGAATGGTGGGCGGGTTCTGATGGCTTCGCGTAAGCGTCACATCCATTTCAGGAACCAAGCATTGTGACTTGCGAATTTGCGTCTGGCAGACCCAGACCCGGCATACCGGCAGACGCATACCCGCCAGACCCGCCATGTTCTTTGTGGTTTCTATCGTTGTAGTCGTACATGGTGACGGCAGAATATTTGGTGCCTGACGAAACCGGCATTGAGGCGTGCGCATAAATGAAGTCGCTTGGATGCACGATGACATCACCAAATTCTGGCTTGAACTTGATGTTCTTGTACGGCATCATGTACTCGCCACCCTCGTAATCGTCATTGATGTATCCAATTGCGGACACTGCACACGAGTATGAAAAGCCGGAATCTGGATGCACGGCAAAGTGTTGGCCCGGACCGTATTTAACGAAGTTGGTTGCTTCTTCGTAGTCAAGAGACAGATTAAACATTGACGAGTAGTGCTTAACGCATGAACGCACACCAGCAATGACTTCCTCGTAGACCTTTCCAAGATCAGCAAATTCTTCAGGAACCGGCATGTCACCCTGTCGCAACTTGAAGTCGAAACAGTCGCGATAATCCTTCATGATCTCATTGTCGCCAACCATGGCCTGCTTCCACGTGAAGTAGTCGGTTGCACTTCCTTCGAGACCACGTTCCAGTCGGCCAGTGAAATTAGAGTCGACCGGCCAGACGTCCTTATAAAGGATGATCCCGTCTGTTGGGGTTCCCAGAGTGCCTGCTACGCGCATTATTTCCTCAATTCAGTAATCGTGTAAAAAGATGGAGTGGTCCAGCGTTCGCCGGAGATTATTTGCTTCACGCCATGAAGGTAGTGTACGTCGCCGGGGTGAGCAACTGCAAGGCCCGGTTTGATCTCAAGTTCGATATCAAATTCTGGATAATAGAACTGGCCGCCCTCAAATTCGTCATTCCAATAAATAATCGAATTAATATCGTATGTTGGGAACGGGTTGGGTTTCCCATCATTGAGTTGCTTGTCGGCGTGTGGCTGCTGCTCGTTTCCGGGCAACCAGCGGATCAGGACGGGTGGCCGGCAGTAAACAGATACGTTGAACTTATCTTCAATTACTGACTGCATTTTGAAAATATACTTATTGATCAAGTCAAACATGTCTGGCGCTGTGCGTTGCAGAATTTGACCGCTGCACATCCTATCCCACCAGTATGAAGCATCGTAGATGCAGGTGCCGTCCTCGTCGAATTCGTCACCTTTCGGATTTTCCCATTCCTGAATTGTCGGAAAAAAGTCCTGAAGTCTACGAAGATCTTCGGGTTCAACGAAATCTTCAATAATTACAATGTTCTCTACACCTGTGCCGAAGTGTCCGGGGTCAATAAGAGAACGCTCCTCAGCGGTATCCATGAGATGAGATTATCACAACAGCCGCAGTAGACCTACTTATTCATATATCTACGCACGCGATGTTCGCCGATGAGATGGAATGTGGCGATCATCCATGCGATATGAACAAAAACAGAACGTGTCGGGTGGACCGCATTCCGCCAGTAACTACGTGTCAGGGTTTCGATCTTTTGCGTTCGTATCGCGTACAGATCGAAAAGACATATGTACAAGGCGAGAAAGGCCCACCCGAGCGCTCCTGACTTCCTGCCGTTCCGTTCAAGGCTGATAGGGCCCCAAAAACGCTTGACTAGAGAAGCCACCTTCCGCCACGCTCCTTACTTGAAGCGTGGCGGGAAGAATGGCGGGAAGTGCGGCGGGAAGTGCGGTGGGAACCACGGAGGGAACCACGGCGGGAAGAACGGTGGGAAGTGAGGCGGGAAGTGTGGCGGGAAGAATGGCGGGAAGTGAGGCGGGAAATGCGGCGGGAA